ATGGAAAAAGCAGACGCTGCGATCCGTTCCGCAAACGCTGTTGATCTTTCCAAGCGTCCTGAGTTCGAAGCACGTCAGGCACCTGCTGTAGATGCTGGCGAAGCTGTTAGCTACCGTCAGGCGTTCTACTCGATGATTGCAAACGGCGGCATCGACGGCTTGGACAACGAAGCCCGCAACGTTCTGCGTCAATCCGAAGTTCGCGCACAGACTGCTGGCACGACTACTGCTGGCGGCTATACAGTGCCAACAGAACTGGCTTCCTTCATCGACAAAGCAATGGCTGCTTCTGGTCCGATGTATGACTCCAACCTGTTTACAGTTCTGAACACTACAGGCGGCAACACTTTCAACATCCCAACTGTTGATGACACTGCTGTAGCTGCTGGCGCTCACACTGAAGGCGGCGCTGTAACTGACGACGGCGGCAAAGATGTCACCTTCGGCCAGAAGCAACTTGGCGCATTCGCATTCGATACTGAGTGGGTTCGCTGGTCTTATGAGTTGGCAAACGATAGCATTTTGAATGTTGAAGCACTGCTTGGCGAATTGCTTGGCGAGCGTCTTGGCCGCATTGCAAACTCAAAGCTGACAACTGGTTCGGGTTCTTCTGACGTTGAAGGTATCGTGACAAACTCTGGCCTTGGCAAAACAGCCGCTGCCGTTGCTGCTGTCACCGCAGACGAAATCATTGACTTGATCCACTCTGTTGACCCAGCCTACCGCGCTTCCGCGTCCACAGCTATCATGATGAACGACAGCACACTTGCTGCGGTTCGCAAGCTAAAAGATGGCAACGGCAACTACCTTTGGCAGATGGGCAACTATCAGGCTGGCGTTCCACAGAACATCCTCGGCTACAACGTTGTTGTAAACCAAGCGATGGCTTCCTTGGCAACTGGCAACAAGGTTATGTTGTTTGGTGACATGAGCAAGTATTATGTCCGCAAAGTTGGCGGTCCATCCTTGTTCGTTGCGCGTGAGCGTTTCGCACCTGACTACGGCATCCTTGGCTATGCACGCTTTGATGGCGTTCTCGCCAACACTGGCGCTGTTAAGCACCTCATCACTGCATAAACTAAACTTGGCGGGGCTTCGGTCCCGCCAGACCACAACAACAGGAGGCCATCATGGCTCAAGTTCGTTTACTGACTTCGATGGCTGGCATTGATTTTTCGCACAATCAAGGCGACGTTATTGACTGCAACGAAGCGGAAGCAAAGCGCTTCATCGACGCTGGCATTGCTGAATCTGTTAATTCACCTGCGCCCATCGAGCGCGCTGTGAAGAAGTCCCGCGCTGAAAAAACAGTGAGGGAATAACAAATATGCTATCGCCGCAACACGCATTGTCCCGCGTTATCGCACCTTCCGCTTTGCCGATCACATTGGCCGAGGTAAAGGCGCAGATGCGCGTTGAACATGAAGACGATGATGTCATCATCCAGCGACTGATCGAGGCGGCGGTGGCATTCGTTGACGTTCAAAACGTTCTTGGCAAGGCCATGATTACGCAGACGTGGGCGCAATGGATGGGGCCGACGCAGGGCATCGTTTTGCTGATGCTTGGTCAGGTTCAATCCGTGACCGCAATTAAATATTATGATGTCGATGGCGTGCTTCAGACAGCCACGCTTTCCGACTTCAACATCTTTGGCACTTCGACAAAGACCACAGTTTCGCCGAAGAATGGCGCATCTTGGCCCGTTGCGCAGCAGCGTGAAGACGCCATCAAGATCGAATATGTCATCGGCTACGGCGACACATCCGCAGACGTGCCGCAGACGATCCGTCAGGCGCTGATGATGCTGGTCGCGCATTGGTATGAGAACCGCGAAGGCGCACAGGAACGCGCTTTGACTGATGTGCCGTTCGGCTTCAACGAGTTGATCGGCATCGAGCGGGGCCAGTTCTATGGCTAAAGCTGGTTTGCTCCGCGAACGCGCCACATTCCAGCGCCTGACTTCGGGCGCAATTGATGACTACGGCAACGTCTACAGCGGCTGGTCAGACGTGGGGACACGTTCTGCCGACCTGCGCGAGCGGACAGGTAAAGAAGCGATTGAGGGCGGCGCTCTGGCCGATGTCAGTATGGCAACAATGCGCTGCCGTCTCGACAGCTTTACAAGCACAGTCACATCTGCGGATCGCGTTTCGGCTCGCGGCATTACTTGGGCAATCAAGAACGTGATCCAATCAGACGCCAAAGGCGAGATGGTTGAATTTTTGCTTGAGCGTGGGGTGGCGTCGTGAAGGTGATGGGTGCAAAGAAATTGCGCAAGCAATTACAGCAAATGTCTGTTACAACACATGAGGCGCTTTTATCGTCAACTCGGCGAACGGTTGCTCTCGGCGTTAGAAAGGCAAAAGCTATTGCTCCCGTGGACACTGGCGATTTAGTTAGCAAATTCAGCGGTCACACAATGTCAAAAGATGGCAACACTTTTGGCTTTATCAACTTCCACGATGGCACAGCTAGCGCAGCCATCAAATTTGGCGCTGTAAACTACGGGCGCAAAGGAAGTCGAACTAGTAGCGGCACAAGGTTAAAAAACAGCGTTGCATCAACAGGTCAAACTAGCGGCTATCATATCCGTGAAACGATTAAGCTGATAATTTCCGAGCGTCACAAACGCGCTGTGACGCGGTCAATAAATAAGGCAATTAAGGATGCGATGAAATAATGGCTGATGGTTTCGCACTCGCACTACAAAAAGGCCTGCGAACGGTTCTCGCTGCCAACTCAGGCATCATCGCGCTGGTTGCTGGTCGGGTTTATGATGAGCCTCCGCAGCCAGTTTTGTTCCCATATGTCCGCTTCGGCAACATCAATCCAAATGCTTTCGATACCGACTCGGCGCTGGGTGCCTTGGTTGACATTAGCATCGAGGTCCACAGCCGATCCGCGTCTGGTCGTGTAGAGGCAACTCAGATTGCAGAGGCAATTCGTGCTGCACTGCATCGTCAGGAAGTATCGGTGACGGTTCAGGGGCATACGCTAGTCGAATTGATCTGCGAAGCGATTTCGGTTACAAGAGACAATGAAGGTCGTGGATATACGGCAATCATTTTGCTTCAAGCCATGCTTGAGGACGCCGCCTAAACAAGCGCCTTGGGCAAGCGCGATTTAAATGGAGGCCGATCATGGCTAAACAACTCGGACGCGCCCTGCTGGTCAAGATTGGCGATGGCGAAGTATCAGAAGCATTCACAAATCTTTGCGGATTGAACAGTAAATCGCTGACAATCAACAACTCATCCATTGATGTGACAACACCAGACTGCACAACGCCAGAAGGCGCATTGTGGACTGCAACGCTGAACGGCCTGAAGAACATTTCGGTCTCTGGCGATGGCTACTTCGAAGACAGCACCGCAGAAGCCCGCATGAACACAGTTGCAATGGGCGCAGACAATGCCTGCAACTTCCAGATCGTGATCCCAGACTTCGGCACATATTCTGGCGCTTTCCGCATCGCTTCGGTTGATTTCGGCGGCGAGACAGAAGGCGGCGTGACATACTCGCTGTCGCTTGAAAGCAATGGCGCTGTAACGTTTGTGGCTCTCTAATGAGCATCACTGCTGAAGCACCGCGTGGAGGCGTCGTCGAATATATCGGCGATGCTTCTTACACATTTATTTTGCGCAATCGTGAGATCGAACGGTTTGAAGATAAGCACCGTGGCATTTTCGATTTGTGGGATGGGTTCTTTGGCCGTGGCAAAAAGCCGACAAGCACCGAGGTTCGCGACATCGCGGCCCTCGGCCTTGTAGGCGGCGGAAAGAAAGATCACGAAGCTGACAAGATCGTGGCCGACTGCACGCCTGCTGATTTGATGCGGTTGTTTCAAGTCGCGCAAGCGGTTGTCGGCGTTGCGTTCATGCCAGACGCGATGGACGAAGCCGCAAAAAAAAAGACAGCCGATCAGGACCAAGACCTGACAAATTAAATGTCAGGGGCATGATTGGAAGCGGAATTATTGCAGGGTTAAAGCCCGAAGAAATCCGTGATATGATACCGAAAGACACTTGGGCCGTGTTCGAGGGTTGGAGCAACGCGCACAATCCGAAAAAGGCAGGTTCAGAGGCTATGACTACGGATCAATACCGTGAACTTGTGGAGCGAATAGATGGCCGTTAATGCAGAACAGTTAAACATCATCCTTTCGGCCCGCGACAAAGAGTTTTCGAAAGCAATGCAAAACTCGCAAAAACGGGTCGAGCGTTTTGCAAAGCAGTCTCAAAAGGGTTTAAGCAAAACTGGTCAGGCATTCGATGGCCTCGGATCAACAGCGCGAAAGCTGGGGACTGTTTTAGCTGGGGCTATGACTATTCGGGCTATCAAGGGCCTGACTAGCTACGCTCAAGAAATCAAAAACCTTTCAAATTTGGCTGGCATTTCAGTCACGCAAATGCAAGCGCTTGGGCAAGCGTCAAAAACAGTCGGCGTTCCTATGGAAAAGCTGGCCGATATTTACAAAGACATGAACGACCGCGTTGGTGACTTCTTGCAAACGGGCGGTGGCCCGATGAAAGACTTTTTCGAGACTATTGGGCCTGCGGTCGGTGTTACTGCTGACGACTTTGCCAATCTGGCTGGGCCTCAGTCGTTGCAGTTGTTTGTCGACAGTTTGGAAAAAGCAAACCTGACATCAAACGAAATGACGTTTTATCTCGAAGCGATGGCATCTGATGCGACCGCGCTGCTGCCGCTTTTGAGAAACAACGGCTCCGAGTTTAGCCGACTTGCGGATGAAGCGTCTAACGCTGGCAGGGTTCTCAATCAGGAAACTATTGACTCTTTGGTTGACCTGAACGCAACGCTAGAAGACTCATCGACCGAAATGAAGAACAACTTTATGATTGCGTTGGCAGGCGCGTCAGATGAGCTTGTTGTTTTGTCTGAATTTGTTAGCGAATTCGCAGTGCCAGCATTTGTGCAAATTATTGAGTGGGCTGCGGCTGCGGCAGAAGGTATTGGGCTACTGAGCGACGCGTTTGGCTACTTCAACAAGATTCGTCAGATCGTTCAAGGGCAAGACACCGCAGGCGACACTGGCGCTGCGCCCCAGCAGACGGATTTCAGCGATATGCCGAGTGGTGATCCAAGCAACACTGGCGGGTGGCCGGCGGATGAACATGGAAACGTTATTCTCGATGATGGCACAGTTCTTGAAACCAATTTGCCGCCTGCCGTTGGCGGTAAGCCTCGCACTCCAGTTAGGCCGACGCCGACTTCAAAAACTCGCGGCGGCGGCGCGAAAACAGATAACACAGCCGAAAAGCTGGCGTCCGAATATGATCGCTTGCTGGGCATTCTTGATCCGCTGAACGACGCATCACGCGAGTTTGCCGAGCAAGAAAAGACGATCAACGAATTGATGGCAAATGGCATCATCAGTCGCTCAGAAGGTAATGATCTGATATCTGCCGCAACGCAGCAAATGAAAGATGCAACTTTTGCTGCTTCCGATCTGAACATGATTATGGACACCGTGCAGTCAAGCATGGAAGACGCATTTATGGGGATGGTAGATGGCACAGTAAAAGTCGAAGACGCATTTAAGGCTATGGCTTCAGATATCATCAAAGAACTTTACCGCGTGCTAGTCGTTCAGCAGTTGGTCGGTTCATTTAAGACAGGAGGCGGCGGCATACTCGGTGCTATCGCACCCTATTTAGGTCGAGCATCTGGCGGTTCCGTCATGGCTGGCCAATCATATACAGTCGGCGAGCATGGCCGCGAGCCATTTATCCCAGCACAGAACGGTCGCATTCTTTCGACAGCGCAAGCAAAGTCTGCTATGGCAGGCGGCGGTGGCAGCGGCGTGACGGTCATCCAGAACAACACATTCGGCAACGGCGTAAACCGTGCCGAAATCAACGCAATGCTGCCGAAGATCGTTGAAGCATCGAAGGCTGCGGTTCTCGATGCCCGCCGACGCGGCGGATCATATGCAGGGGCATTCTAATGGCTATCAACTATCCACTCGCGCTGCCCACGGTAACGGGCGTTCGCAGCATCGAACTGCAAGCAACCAACGCGGTTGCAGTCAGCCGATCGCCATTTACCTTCGCCAGCCAAGTTCACGCATATTCGGGCCAGATGTGGTCTGCTAGTTTGACGCTGCCGCCGATGAAGCTGACAGAGGCTCGCCAGTGGACAGCATGGCTGACAGCGCTGCGCGGGCAGTATGGCACATTTCTACTTGGCGACACGTCGTGTAGCCAGATTAGCGGCACAGCAACGTCGGCGGCGGTCACTGGCGTTGCTGGCGACAGCACGATCAGCGTCACGATGACTGGCACGATACTTGCAGGCGACATGATCCAGATCGGGACGAGCGCAGATGCAACGCTGCACAAGGTTCTTGTCGATCAATCTGGCGATGGCAGTCTTGAGATTTGGCCAGCGTTGCGCACTGAAAGGTTAGATGTTGCCTTGACGTTGACCAACGCGCAAGGCGTGTTCCGACTTGCTTCAAATGATGTTGCGTGGTCTGTTGATGAGGCAAGCATTTATGGGATCAGTTTTTCAGCACAAGAGGTCGCCTGATGTCAAGAACAGTTCCAGCCGCAATCCTGACTGCGCTCGGTCAACCCAGCGTTCAGCCGTTTTACGCCATTGAACTTCTGTTCGATGACAATAGCGGCGCAACATACGATGACGTAGGATACATCGGAGACCGCGCCTTGCGGTTCTGGACGGGTTACGGAGACCGCACGATCCAAGCTGAGACTTACACGGGCGCTGGCAATCTTATCAACATTGGTGGTCTCGATGAAGTTGCAGACATGTCGGCAAAAAATGCGACGGCAACGCTAAACGGCGTTCCTGCTCCGATAATTAGCCTTGCTCTGCAAGAAAACTATCAGCACCGCAAATGCCGCATTCTGTTTGGCGTGACTGATGTCGATGATGCCGTCGAGGTTTTCAGCGGTTTCATTGATGAGTTAACAATTGAAGACAGCGCCGAGACTGGCACGATCAGCATCAACATCGAAAGCAAATGGGTTCGACTAGATCGACCAAACATTCGGCGCTATACGAGCGAAAGCCAAAAGACGCGATACCCGTCCGACACTTTCTTTGACTGGGTAACCGACATGCAGGACAAGGAAGTCGTATGGGGACGCAAGAGCGCCTGACAAGCTATATCAAGGCCGTCAGTGATACGCCTTTTGTCTGGGGTGAGCATGACTGCCTGACCTTCACGAATGGCGCTTATAGGGCGATGTATGGGGCGGGCTGGGCTGATGACTGGCTTGGGCGTTATATGATCGACGGCAGGCCCATGCGGCGGCGTGAATTGATCACTGAGTTTGGCTGTTCGTCGCTTGAGGCGGCAATTGATAAGCGGATGGATCGCGTCAGCTTTCCTCCACGGGGTGCGCTGGTTACAACAAAACAGCAGCAGAGATGGGTCACTGGTGTTGCACTTGGCGTCTGCGTGGGGACACGGGGCGTTTTCCTTGGTAAGCAAGGTGTGATATACATGCCATTAGAACACATCGAAAAGGCGTGGATCAGATGAATACACCATTTAACGTTCTCCGCCACGTCCGCCAGTGGGAGCGTGCGCCGCGTGATCCTGTTACTATTGGGGCAACGATACTTGGCGCGTTAGGTTCTACTGGCGCTGCTATAGCAACTGCTGGCATCGTTTACGGGGTAAACGCCGCGTTTGTAATTGGTTACCTCGCAACAACAGCCATCACGTCTTGGGCGCTTGGTAAACTTGCGCCAAATGTTGGAGCCGTCGGCAGTGTTAGCGGCGGCAACATTGGCGGCTCTCGCGGTCTACTGGTTAACGGCTTAGACGGCACGGCTCCGCACGATTACGTTTATGGCAAAATGCGTAAGGGCGGAACTCGCACCTATACTGAGTCAACTGGGGCAAATAACAAATATCTGCACATGATTATTTGCGTGGCAGGTCACGAGGTCGATTATCTCGACTTCTACGTCAACGATAAGGTCGCCACACTCGACGGTGATGGATTTGTCACGTCTAGCAACTGGAAAAGCAAGATCAGGATCAAGGCGTATGACGGCAGCCAAACATCTGCCGACCCCGATGGACTGCTCGCCGAAAGCCGCCAGATCGACAGCACGTTTGTCGGCAATGGCATCGCCTATCTTTATGTCCGTCTCGAATACGATCAGGACGTGTTTGCAAACGGCATCCCGACTTTTACGACGACAGTGCAGGGGCGCAGGGTTTACGATCCGCGCACGGCTTCAGCGTCGTATAGTGCCAACGCTGCGCTTTGCGTCAGAGACTACCTGACATCTGACATCGGCCTCGCTGACCCAGACACCGACGACGCAATCTTTGCAAGCCAAGCCAACGTCTGTGACGAAGATGTTGACCTTGTGACGGCTGGGGTTCAGCCGCGCTACGAAATAAACGGCGTTGTGTCAGCCGATATGACGCCACGCGAAATCGTCACGCGGATGATGACTGCCTGCGCTGGCACGTTATTCTGGGGGCAGGGTAACTGGCAACTCCGCGTCGGTTATTACACCGTCCCAGTTAAAACATTTACGCTAGACGACTTTCGCAGCGGGATTAGCATCAACACAAAGGTCGCGTCACGGGACAACTTCAACCGTGTGACAGGCACGTTTGTAAGTGCGTCCGACAGTTACATTGTCACAGAATACCCACCCATCGAAAGCAGCGTTTTTCTTTCCCACGACAAGGGCATATTAAACACGCTCGATCTCGCTCTGCCGTTTACTACCGATGCAGCAGCAGCCCAGCGCCTCGCCAAGATGACGTTGTTTCGCGGGCGCGAGCAGATCACAGTTTCCGCAGATTTCGGGCTTGAGGCTTTTGACGTGCAAGTTGGCGATGTTGTGGCGTTGGAAATTGATCGCTATGGCTGGTCGGCGAAAGAGTTTGAGGTTGTCAGTTGGAGTTTCAATCGTGGCGGCGGCGGCGATCTTGTCGTGTCAATGGGGCTGCGCGAGACATCTGAGGCGGCCTTCTCGTGGGAAGCGGAAGAAATTGAGATTACCAGCAACAACACTGATCTTCCAGATGCGTGGTTTGTGCCAGCTATCGGCATCGGCCTGACATCAGAAACGCGAATTATATTTGAGAAGCTGACTAACGTCATCACTGTTAGCGTCACGGCTGGCAGCCCTGAGTTTCTTGATCGCGTTGAAATACAATTTATGGAAGTCGGTGCCGCCGAATGGACAATATCGGGATACTCCAGTATCGGAGACCATGAAATAATCGACGTTGGTGACTCATTTTACGACGTGAGGGCGCGTGCCTACAACATGTTTGGCGTGCGCGGAGAATGGGCTTACTATTCCAACTATCAGGTTGCTGGTCTCGCGAACCCGCCAGAAAATGTTGGCCTGTTCCATGGTCAGGTCTACGGCGGCACCATTTCGCTTGAATGGTCGCCAGTTCCTGATCTCGATCTGTCCTACTACACGATCCGTTACGCAATAGAAGAAACTGGCGCGACGTTTGCCAACGCAACGACAGCGGTCACTAAGGTGGCTAGGCCTAGTTCCTCCACAGTTGTCCCTGCGCGGTCTGGCAGTTACATGATCAAGGCTGTCGATAAGACTGGGAATAGTAGCGCTACATATACAACGACAGTGGTTCCCGAAGCAGCATTCGAAACCTTTGCCAATGCTTTGACGCAAATTGATGATCCGACCTTCACTGGCGCAAAAACAAATTGCTCTGTGACATCTGGCGAGTTGCGGATCGACAGCGGTTTGTCGGCTACATATGAGATGTCGGCGGCCATTGACACAGGAGCAGCCCGCAGGGTTCGGTCTCGGCTAGACATAGCCGTGAACCGTTACGATCCAAACCTTGGCCTGTGGGATGCGCTGCTTGGGAATTTCGATCAGCTTGGCGGATTATTTGATGATTTTACTGGCGGATCAGACTTTGCGGATACTGACGTTTTGCTATATATTGCCGTATCACAGGATGCTTCCACATACGCTGATTGGCAGTTGTTTAAGGGGGGTGACTTTTATGGCCGAGCCTTTAAATTCAAAGTCGATCTGCTATCGCAAGGCGCTAGCGTTTCGCCAAGCATTTCTGCAATGACAGCACGGGTCTGGTATAACTAAAGGAGGCTACAATGGCCGAACACGACTACGTTATCAACAACCAGTCAGCGCCAGCCTTTCGGGCTGACTTGAATAATGCGCTGCAAGCCATCGTTTCGAACAATAGCAAAGGAACAGAGCCGACTGTTACTTATGCCAACATGACTTGGTATGACACGGCAACAAACTGGATATTTGTTCGTAACGAGACAAACTCTGATTGGGTCAGGTTTGCATATTTAGACCAAGCCACAAACCAAATCTCACTTGTTGATAACACCACAGTGGTGAACACGTCAGGAACGCAGACAGGTCTCCTTGGGGATCAGTCAACTGCAACTTGGCAAGCTGGGACTGGGACGACGCAGAGCCTTGTGTCCCCTGCGAATGTAAAGTCGGCTATTGATGCGTTGGCCGAGGGTGGTGCGACTGAACTTATTTCTACGGTTAATTGTGCTGGTGCCACTGAAGTTGTTTATACGGGCTTGAGCGCCAGTCTATATTCGAAATACGTTTTTGTGCTTAGTTATATTTTGCCAACTCTTGATAGCCGTTCGCTTAAAGCAAGTCTATCATCTAACAATGGGTCTACATGGGATTCAAATTACCACGAACCAGATAGCACCTCCACCCCCTCTGGTATCTACCTGACGGACGGTTCGACCACCTCTATGACTTACATGGACAATACCGGTGACTTTGCGGGGTATAGCGGTCAAGTTGAACTATACCTCAGCAGCAGCAACTCGAGGAGAACATATGTAAAACACCGTGGGGTTTGGTTTGACGCCAGCACTACTTCAACTTTCAGGCATCTTACTAGCGGGAACAGCACTAAAACCACTAACAATTATAACGCTATAAAGTTCTTTCCTTATAGTGCCTTTAGTGGTGGTGGTGGCACGATTCAAAGCGGAACAATCTCAATGTATGGAGTGAAGAAATAATGAGCAATGTTTTCAAAATTGTAGACGGCATTGAAATGCCACTCACCCCCGCTGACATTGCTGATATTGAGGCAAGAGAGTCGGCTTGGGAGCAAGGTGCTAGCGACAGGGTTCGTAAAGACCGAGATTACCTCCTTCTTGAGGTGGACGCCTTTGTTTGCAATCCTCTCCGCTGGGCTTCACTTGATGCTGCCATCCAAAATGCTTGGGCCTCCTACCGTCAGGCTCTGCTTGATGTGCCACAGCAAGATGGCTTCCCGAATGATGTGGCTTGGCCTGCACGGCCAGTTTAATCCCGCGCCGCAACGTGCTAAGATGCGGCACAACATAAGCAATAGGAGGCCAAGATGGCTACTTTGAACAACCGCGTTTTTGATCAAGGGCTGTCTGTCCTCGATTTAGAAGCAAACCAAATTCACGTCACGTCGCAAGAGGCTACAAGCTACGCCGAGGCAATCACCACATACACGCTCGGCAACTCGTCCAGCTTGTCAATCGGCGCACCGCAGGATCGCACTGGCGGCGGTCGTGAAGTTGTTGTTGCTGCTATCAGCGACGGCGCAATCACAGGCACAGGCACTGCAACGCACTACGCAATTGTTGACACTGTAAACAGCCGCTTGCTTGCGACATCTACGCTCACAACGTCTCAGGCTGTTACGAACGGCAACACGTTCACGCTGTCTTCAATCGCAATCGGCATCCCTGATCCAGTTTAAGGACGATAACAAATGGTCACTCTCGTAAACAGAGCCAAAGTCGCCACAGCCACAATTGGCACAGGCACAATCACTCTTGGTGCTGCTGAGAGTGGCTATCAGACCTTTGCTGGTGCTGGTGTCGTCAACTCTGATGTGGTGCGCTACGTTATCGAGGATGGTGATGCTTGGGAGATCGGCCTTGGCACTTACACGGCGTCTGGGACAACTCTGTCACGCACAGTGTCTGAAAGTTCTAATGCTGATGCTGCGTTGAACCTGACAGGCTCTGCTGTGGTGTATGTGTCGGCGGCTGGTGCTGATATTGTGCAGCCCGCTGACATCGGTGTTACCGTTCAAGGTTACGATGCTGATATAATGAAGACTGATGTTGCCCAGACGATGACTGCGCAGCTTACCGTCAAAGAGACTGCTGAGACGGCTTACGCCCTCACTAGCACGGACGTTGACCCTGTGAACGGGACGATGCAGCGCAAGACCACCACAGGCGCAGAAACGATCACTGGAGCCAACTTTGCTGCTGGTCAGTCCGTCACCCTTACTTTGTCTGCTGCTGCGTCAGTGGCTTTCACGGGCTTCACATGGGTTACTTCTGACGGGACTGCGCCCACTATCCTTGGCTCCAACGATACGTTTGTTCTCTGGATGGATCAGGGGTCGAACAAGTATGTTGCCTACACTGGCGGTTCAGCATGATTTTGGCTGAGAGATTGCGGATGGGTACTGTCGCTGGCGGAGGGGCATCTCT